ATGAATAAGGAATTTTCTCTGTCCAGGCCAACATTTAAACGCACACTACGGCGGATTAGTATAATCAGCGTGCTGCTTACAATGACATTGATCTGGCTATTAATTTGCGTTGCGTCTGTCCTTACGCTCAAACAGTATGCGCAAAAAAATCTCGATTTGACCGCCGCCACAATGGCCCATAGCCTTGAAGCGGCACTGGTATTTTCCGATAACGCGGCCGCAGCGGAAACGCTCGCCACACTGGGACGCCAGGGACAATTTTCAGCGGCGGAGGTCCGCGATAAAAATGGCCGTACTATCGCCTCATGGCGCTATGATGCGCGAGCCGCAGACGATAAGCTCATCGGCTTAATTAGCCACTGGCTTTTTCCATTGCCGGTATCGCAACCCGTCTGGCACAACGGCAGGGCCATCGGCGAAGTACGGCTTGTCGCCCGCGACAGCCTTATTGGTCATTTTATCTGGCTATCGCTGGCAGTGCTGACAGGATGTATTCTGCTGGCATCCGGCATTGCCCTGCTGCTCACGCGTTATTTGCACAATGGCGTTGTGGATGCGCTGCAAAATATTACTGAAGTTGTACACGACGTTCGCACTAACCGAAATTTTTCACGCCGGGTACCTGATGAGCGTATTGCGGAATTTCACCTGTTTGCGCAGGATTTCAATAGCCTTCTGGATGAGATGGAAGAATGGCAGCTACGGCTTCAGGCTAAAAATGCCCAGTTACTACGTACCGCGCTGCACGATCCGCTGACGGGGCTTGCCAATCGCGCGGCATTTCGCAGCTGTATTAACGCGCTGATGAAGGACAATTCCGCTCGTAGCAGTTCGGCATTGTTATTTCTGGATGGCGATAACTTTAAATATATTAATGATACCTGGGGACATGCGGCAGGCGACCGCGTACTTATAGAGGTTGCCAAAAGATTAGCGGAATTCGGTGGTAGCCGTTATCAGACTTACCGACTCGGCGGCGATGAATTTGCGATGGTGCTTTACGATGTACATTCGGAATATGAAGTACAACGTATTTGCGCAGCGCTATCCCAGGCGTTTAATCGACCTTTTGAACTGCATAACGGCCAGCGAATAACGATGACCCTGAGTATTGGCTTTGCGCTGACATGGGAACATGCCACTGCCGAAAAACTACAAGAACTGGCCGATCGAAATATGTATCAGGCTAAACACCGGCGTGCGGAACGCTCGCTAAACTAAGGAACGGGCCTGGCCGTTTCTGACTCAGCGTTGAGACCACTGACCCAGACTAATCATGCAACCGTCTATGGCGTGGAGCAACCCCATAAAAAAGGGGCCAGCGTAATGCCAGCCCCTTCTTTTCTACAAGCTTTCGGATGTTGCGAAAGCGCGTTCTTAGTTAAGACGCTCCTATTAACACTACATAGCAAACAATAACTTACCATACAAAACAACTAGTTAAAGTAATTTTTAATGCAATGAATTGCAGTGTTATGCAACCTCTGCCGCCACATTGTCGCCAACATACAGCGATAACGGATTGAGGGTGACAGCTTGTTCAAGGTGGTCAGGAGCAAAGTGTGCATACTTCATTGTTTCTCGAATATTGGCATGCCCGAGAATTTTCTGCAGCACCAGTATATTCCCGCCGTTCATCATAAAATGCGCACCAAAAGTATGACGCAAAACGTGCGTCTTCTGCCCTTCCGTCAATTCAATATTCGTTAGTTTGAGCATCTTTTTAAACTCCTGATAGCAGGGTTTAAACATTCTGCCTTGACGTTCGGACAACTCGTCGTACAGCCATTTAGGAATCGGAACCGTGCGATTCTTCTTACCTTTGGTTTTGGTGAACGTCAGTTTATATGGAGAAAGTTGCGGGCGGGTCAATCTCTCCGCTTCTCCCCATCGAGCGCCGGTTGCAAGGCACACCTTAACAATCATGGTGAGGTCTTCTTTGCCGTATTGCTCGCAGGCTCGGAACAACTCAGGGAGTTGAGACAAAGTCAGCCATGACATTTCCTTCTCAGCTTCTTTAAAGACACGAATGCCATCAAGCGGATTAGGTAGACTCCATTCCCCTAACCGCTTTAGCTCATTGAAAACAGCTTCTAAATACTGCTGCTCACGGTTAACGGTTATCGGTTTGGCGATCCATTTTGCAGGGTCTTTGTGATATCCATTATCTATTTCGCCACGAAGCCGTTTATCACGATAGTGAGCCCAATCTTTAGCAGTAAGGCGGGATGCGATAGGGTCACCAAGACCATTACATACAATCTGCAATTTAGCCAATCGTGACTTACTTGCAACTAAAGCCTGTCCATGCAGATTATGCCAAAGCTGGATTATCTCACTTAAGCGCCGCCGGTCTTCTTTCTTGCCAAGCCACGGCTTATCCTCACTCTCACTTTTCGTAAATGCTTCGAATGCCTCGGCCTCACCTTTGGTATTGAATTGCCGACGTATACGCCGCCCTTCCCTACCATTTGGATAAAGCTCGCATAACCATTTACCATTTTTTTGCTTACTTACTGTCATAGCTACACCGAGGCCAAATATTTTTATTCACATAGCTCTATGGCTTCACTGAAAACCGGACCAATATCAGCGCGTTCTAATGGATCTCTAGGGTCTTTTTTTAGCACTTCTTTTAAATCTCGCCCTTCCATTTTTCCAGACTTGACGGCGTTCTTAGCCATGCCGCTTAGGGGATAGCGTTCATCCGTATCAGTGTCATAAACAAAAACGTAGTGACTATTTACACATGATACTTTTGCATGCTCAAAGGTCAGCGGCCATTTATCACCAAAAGATTTACTATCAATCTCTTTAAACTTCTCAGCGGCTAAGGCTGAGGAAGAAAGTGCGATACAGACCATCAAAAATAAAAACTTTTTCATTACTGCTCCTTAAACATGCTTTTCCAAAGTAAAAATAACCGCACCTGATGGTGTGATATCTGAGAGATTACATTCAAACTCAGCAGACTTATTTGATAACCTCACCTTTCCACCTGGCAACCTGATTACGTCAAAAACATCGAGTGCGCCATCAATACCAATAAGCCAGCGACCATTTCCTATCTTCGAGTTAGAACTATCAACAAGCCAAGATGTGCTCACACCATCGATAAACACTAAATCATAAGTATTTGACGGAGCCATAGATATATCAGGAGTCCAGCGTCCGATATCTTTGAGTTCGCCCGCCTCGAGGCGGCACTTTCTAATCGTTAAAGCATTTGCCGGTTCACCATCATTACTATTACGCATTTGGCCTTTTCCGGTAGATAACCATTCTAACGATACGCCAGTATCAAGGGCGCAAGTGACAACCACGTCACCGGGGAAAAAATCGCGTCTAACCCAAGTGCTTATAGTGCCGGAAGATATACCTAATAAATCGCCAAGCTCTTTTTGCAGAGTAAAACCATACGCATCGAGAATCCGACGCAGAACCGCCCTCCCTCCATTTGCCATGATTTCATCATAGAGTTGCTTTCCTTTGAGTTTAGCTTTCACCACCTCAAATCTTGCATTTGCAAGCTCACCATTAATTAGCCATCGCAGGTCAGCCCCCGTATCAAGAGCACACTCAACGAAAACGTTGCTTGGGATTACGTTTCTTGCAAGCCAACTACTCACGTTGTTTGCATGTATACCAAGCCTTTCGGCTAGTTCCTTTTGCTGCTTAAAGCCGTATGCAGAAAGGACTCGTTCCAATGCGGCAGGCGCATTAACATCATTTTTAGACATATCACACCAACAAGAATTTTGTTTACAACCAAAATTTAGCGATCTATATTGGTGCTCATCGACCAAGATGCACACCACTGCACTACATTTCAAACAACAGGAGATAATGCGATATGTCAGATGCAAAATCAATCCCGCTGCATGACGCACAAAACTTACAAAATCAAACTGTATTGCTAGACGCTGGTCAGTTCAACGCGCTTGTAACCATGATGCAGCTATCCATGCAAAACATGATTCGTACAGCGATGTTAGACACCATGTCAGTAAAAGACTTCGCCGCCGCCCGTGGCGTTAGCGAGCGTCTGGTCTGGCAATGGATTGATGAGGGCGTCCTTCTCAAAGCTCCCACCAAAGATGTTATCAGCAAAGAAAAAGCCGCTAAGCGTAGCCGCACCCTTATCAACGTCAAAGCATGGCGTGACAAACTGACCCAGCAAGCTATCGATTGCCGTTATATCAACTAACAGTCATCGCTTAACTGAACTTGATTTTGCAAGTTAAAGGGAGTTACAGCATGTTAGATTTTCGTGTTTCGTCACATGCGCACTTTGACGAGGCCTGCAGAAAATTCGCAGCTACTCATAACGTGAAAGAACTAGCGAATAAAGCCGCAATCAAGCCGCATACGCTTTACAACAAACTCAACCCAGAACAGCCGCACCAGTTAACGCCGCGTGAAATCTGGACGCTGACGGACCTGACCGAAGACTCGACCCTCGTCGATGGTTTTCTGGCGCAGATCCATTGTCTGCCATGCGTACCGGTCAACGAGCTGGCAAAAGAGAAACTGCAATCCTACGTCATGCACGCAATGAGTGAACTTGGCGAACTGGCAAGCGGTGCAGTTTCCGGCGACCGCCTCACGCCAGCCAAAAAACAAAACATGATTGCTAGCGTAAATGCGGGGATTCGCATGTTGTCATTATCGGCAATGGCGCTACATGCACGTCTGCAGACTAATCCCGCTATGTCGAGCGTAGTCGATACTATGAGCGGTATTGGCGCATCGTTTGGTCTGATTTGAGGTGCGCATGCTGAAAAGTGAACCGTCATTCGCGTCTCTGCTCGTTAAGCAAAGCCCCGGCATGCATTACGGCCACGGCTGGATCGCAGGTAAGGACGGCAAGCGCTGGCACCCTTGCCGCTCACAGGCTGATTTACTGGCTGACCTGTCCACCAAAAAACAGGGGAAATCATGGCTATCGAAGCTGTTTCCGCAAATGTTCCGCTAAAGGCGGGCGAGCGTCTGGCTGGTCTCAATCACATAGCTGAATTGCGCGCGAGATATTGGGGCGATAGCTGGAAAGAGGTTGAGCGTTTTGTCGATGATATGCGCGATAAACGCGATCCACAATTTGAAGAAAATACTCGGGCGCTGGCCGCTATTTTCTTTCTGGCAAAAATACCGGCGGCTCGTCATGAGCTCGAATTAAGTGAGCTGACCACTGACGAGAAAAAAGCATTGATTACAGCGATGAATCATTTTCGTGCAGTGGTGAGCTTATTTCCAAAACGGCTAACCATGCCTAATTAATCTAAACAGAAATTTAATGGCGTAAACCCGCGGGGCTTCTTATTGCCCGAAATCAGGAGAAATAAATATGCAGAAAGAATTAAAAAACATCTTTGTCGCCGAAAGTGATCCACTCATGGCCGTGATTGACATAGCCAAGCGCGAAGAGCGTAAAGGTCGCGCTCTCGCCGTTTCAATTCGTCTTGAAGCTCTGGCAACACATATCGCAAACAAAGGCTTAAACGGGATTGAAGCGGCAGAACTTCTGCGCCGTGAAGCCACCCGATATGAAAATGAATCTCAGGAGCTGCATTAATGGCCGACGCAATGGATTTAGCACAACAGCGCGAGCAGGAAGACCGCGAGCGCCACATCAGAAACGCACGCAGCCGTATCGCTGCGCCCTCTCGTTTCATCTGCGAAGTATGCGACGCACCAATACCGGAAGCTCGCCGCATTGCTATACCGGGCGTGCAGTGCTGCGTCACCTGTCAGGAAATTTCAGAGCTGAAAGGCAAACATTACAACGGAGGTGCTTTATGAGCATTACCAATGCAACTATTAGCCAGCGTGCAAAAAAATGGCTTGAAGATGACCGTATATTTATTGACACCGAAACTACGGGTTTGGGTGATGATGCGGAAATAGTAGAAATCTGTTTAATAGATAGCGCTGGTTTTATCATGTTAAATACATTGGTTAAACCAACCAAACCAATTCCAGCAGAGGCTACGGCCATTCATGGAATAACTGATGAAATGGTTATGTATGCGCCAACATGGAAAGATATTCACGGCGCAGTAGGTTCTTTATTCTTTGAGTATGGCTTTGTTATCTATAACGCCGATTACGACACAAGGCTTATATATCAAACTGCAAAATTATATGGGCTTGAGAATGACGGCTTTTGTTATTTTTTAAATGAGCGTTCGGCCTGCGCCATGATGCTATATGCGGAGTATCGCGGCGAGCCAGGGCGATTTAAGGGTTATAAATGGCACAAATTAGTTGATGCTGCTGCACATGAAGGAGTTAGCGTTGAAGGAAAGGCACACCGTGCATTAGCTGATTGCCGGATGACTCTTGGCATTATCGACGCTTTGGCAAAAGGCGGTAAAGCATGAGTATTCGTATAGAAATAGGTGATAAATGGGTTATTACAAGTGACCAGTATCAATTCATTTTGAATGAAAAGAAAGTTGTTAAATCGGGGGAAAAAGCTGGCGAGAAATGGCTCGACACTGTCGGTTATTACCCGAAAATTAATCAGCTTATTTCCGGACTGATTCATCATCATATTCAGCAGTCATCAATTACCACTCTTGACGCAATGGCTGCTGAAATCGAGCGTATCGGAGAAATGTGCGCCTCCTCAATCAAGGTGGCGGCATGAGAAAAACACATCAACTAAAAATTCGGCCTGAGTTTTTTCAGGCTGTCCTCAATGGAACGAAAAAAGCCGAGTTTCGTCTTGCTGACCGTGCTTTTGCTGTAGGGGATTTACTTTGCTTAAACGAGTATGGCCCCTGCGAATATGATCCGCAAAAGGTCGGTTTTACCGGCGCTTTTGTCTACGTGCTGGTGACTCATGTAACTGACCTTAACGAGTGGGCTCCCGGATATGTGATGTTAAGCATACAGCGCAGGCAAATGGGGGAACTATGCGGGTAAGCGTTAACTATGCTTACCCGTGGAACGCTCCACGGTCGGCAATAGCCAGCCCATATCTTACCTATGACCAACAGTATCGCCGCGACCGTATGTTCGCGGCTTTGCTGCATGCGAGAAAGGTGCTTTCTCTCCAGCCTGAGTGCGTGCGTTTTGATGTTTATCGAACCGCTGCGGTGTTGGAGCAAAATCAGGGCAGTCAACGAGCCAATGCTTTTTTAATCAGCTTCTGCAAAAAGGCATTGCCGCGTCTTGAACTGGTCGCAAAAAAATACGAGTGCGCGGGTATTAACAGCAATGTATCAGCCGCTGTTTTCGATGGTCATTTTGATACCCAGCTTATGCAATATCTGGCGTCACGCATGGTCAATATGGTCGCCAGATTTAACCGCCTCCCGGACATGTCACGCGCCGATATCGACCTTTTGGCCGCTGATATCGCTAATTTCATTCGCGCTGAACTGGCTGACATTGATGACACCGGATTTAGCGAGCTTAAAACGCTGTACACCTGGTACATGTGCGCCGGTTTTATTTCTCTGCAATTCAATGTTACCCCTCCGCATTGGGAGCGGGTGACAAAGAAATATGTCGGAGAAGATGAAATCGCCCCGGCCATCGCTCGCATGTTTAACGATGTGTGGTGGCGTGGTCGTCTGCGTCGCATTGCGGCTGCATGGCGCGAACATCTGCAAATTACTGTCGGCAACGTCAGTAAGAAAAAGCATGCCTATGCGAGTAAAAACTGCGTGACTGACTGGCGTGAACAAAAGCGCCGCACTCGTGAATTTCTCAAAGGTCTGGATCTCGAAGACGAAGACGGCAACCGTATCAGCCTGATTGAAAAATTTGACGGCTCGGTCGCTAACCCTGCGATACGCCGCTGCGAGCTGATGACCCGCATCCGTGGGTTTGAAAATATCTGCAATGAACTCGGATACGTCGGGGAGTTCTACACCCTGACCGCACCGTCTAAATATCATGCCACGACTAAAGCGGGATACCGTAACAGCAAATGGAACGGAGCCAGCCCGTCGGACACGCAGAGCTACCTAACCGGCCTTTGGGCGCGCATTCGTGCCAAGCTACATCGGGAAGAAATTCGCATTTTCGGCATACGTGTTGCCGAGCCTCATCACGACGGAACGCCGCATTGGCACATGCTTATGTTCATGTTGCCAGAAGACGTCGAGCGCGTGCGCCTCATCATCCGCGATTATGCATGGGAGGAAGACCGCCACGAACTTAAAAGTGATAAGGCTAAAAAAGCCCGCTTTCATGCTGAGGCTATCGACCCGGAGAAAGGCAGTGCTACCGGCTATGTCGCGAAATACATTTCTAAAAACATCGACGGTTATGCTCTCGATGACGAAACCGATGACGAAAGCGGTGAGCTGCTAAAAGAGACGGCCCCCGCCGTTTCAGCATGGGCGGCTCGCTGGCATATCCGTCAGTTTCAGTTTATCGGCGGTGCTCCTGTGACGGTATATAGGGAGCTTCGAAAAATGGCTGACCCAGAAACGGCAAGGGCGCTTAGTGTTGAATTCGCCGAAGTACATGACGCCGCTCATTATGGCCGCTGGGCTGACTATGTTAACGCTCAGGGTGGGCCTTTCGTCCGTCGGGACGAATTACAGGTGCGCACTCTTTACGAGCCGCGAACAGAGCTTAATCAGTATGGTGAGGAAATAGTCTGTATCAAAGGTGTGTACGATTCCACCATTGGTGCAGGCACTCCGATTTTAACCCGGCTTACGCAGTGGAAAATTGTGCCGAAGCGTGCCGTTGATTTGGCCGTTGACGTTAAGGGCGCTCCTGCGCCCTCTCGGAGTTCTGTCAATAACTGTACGGGAAGCGAAAGCGATCCACCGATACTGGATTTATCAAAACCACTGAGTCGTCGCGAAAGACGAGAGCTGACCAACAGACTCAGGAAGCAAAAGCCAGCAATACGGCGAAAATTCATCCACGGAACGGATGAGCAAAACGCAGCAATAGCGAAAACTATCGACGAGATACATCTGACAACCGGCATAACTATCAGCCGGGGCGAAGCCCTGCACCTGATGGCCGGTGGTAAAAGTTGCTTTAACGGTCGATGGGTGCGCGGAACGTCAAAAGGTGAAATCTTCGCCGCTGCCCCTTCACATCAGGCGCAAGCCAGTAAAATCCTTAGGCGGGTTGCGGTTTTAGCGGAAATGGCATCGAAAAAATAGCCGTTAATACTCATCCATATCATGTACATACGGTAATCGCCCTATTCGTTTTTTTTCTTCACATCTTTTGCCAATACGTGATACTGTATAAATATACAGTAACCCTATGGGAGGGATTTCATGGTTGGCGAACATTTCAGCCGAACTCAGCAAAAGTGGGCTTGTGTGCAATTTATTGCCGAGGTATCTCTGATTGCAAACTGCAAGCCGTCAGACTTAAAGCTCGCGCTCACTCTCATTGCAGACTTAGCAAACAGCGAAAATAACGAAACCGAAGATGATATTTTTTATAAGGCTGATTAGATTATGAGAATCAATATCACGTTGGACAAAGAGCAGAAAATTAGTCAGGCGACGTTGGATGCACTTGAAGCTGAGCTGTACCGAAATCTTCAACCCATCTACCCAAAGACCGCTATCCGCATTCGCAAAGGTTCTGCAAATGGCGTTGAGCTCAGCGGCTTAAAATTGGACGAAGATAAAAAACGAGTAATGGAAATTATGCAGCAGGTATGGGAGGACGATAGCTGGCTGCATTAATAAACGCCGCCGGTGCTGAATCTTGTTTTCAGTGCCGGCGGGGTTGAGCAACTCGCACCGAGAGACGTTAGCTCTACCTTTCAAACTTTCTCGATGTGTTATTGGTTACACACAAGTGATGAATGGGACGTTACCTTAGCGGGTTTTATAGTGGCGCTTTGACAGTACGCAATAAAATTCATTGAGGGCGATAATATGCATCGACTACCGGGCGAAATTACACAGCACAAAACTAAAAGCATAAAACTGATGGCTATCGTTCATCGTCTGCAGACGATAATGGTCAATGAGAACCTGACTCCAGCAGAGCTGATCGGGTGTGCAGAAATAGTCAGGGATAATTACGGCAAGCTGGATAATATCAGCAGACCGACACAATACGCACCTCCACCACGTCAACGATAGCAAACGCTGCCAGCGCTGAAACTCGCTTTCAGTGCTGGCGGGGTTGAACAACGAGCTACGCGAGGCGTTAGCATTAATTTATTTTTAATGAATCGTAATCTCGTGAGTTGACCGAAGATTTGAGATAACTGCAATCATTAACCGACAGTATTGCCACTAATAGACGACATACTAGTGCCTGCATTTGCAGCAATATATCGTTACCATATTGACTGTTGTTAACACTGGAGAAACCAAGCGGTTGCCCCAAAAAAATAGCCTCATGAAAATTATCATTGCGGATGCCAGAAATATTTTTTTTGCCTGACACCCATGTGGGGATTGATAATCCATAAATTTTGCACATCCACTTTAATCGCTTGTAATGATTTGGCGGTTTTTTATCAGGAGCCTTGTCATGCTCAGCCCACGACAAAGCAAAGCAACCATCAAGTGCCATGTAAAGGTACTGGAATTTTTCAAAAGAAAGGTATTGTGGGTTTTGAGATAAGAATAGTGCATGCACCACAGCCGCAATTCTTTTGGGGGAGTGCGCATCCTTTTGTTTGCCATTTATATAATTAAGAGCCAGTTCTATGACTTCTTTTTCAGAGCATCCAACGAGAATAAAGTCGGTTAACTTAGTGGGCTTTATAGTGGTTGCATCTAAAAAACCAGCCTCAGTGGTTGTCAATCTTATTCCCTTGAAAAAAGAGAGGCACCACACAACAAAGTTGAGAGTTTCTAACGAGGATGTGTTTTTTAATTTTAGTGTGTGCGTTTTGGGCATACCGAATACTCGGTGACTATAAGGCATTGTGGTTATGCCACCATTAAGGTTATATACCTCTTTGTTTCCAGGGTATATCCAACCTTTAACAACGTTTTTATGATTGTTTACACGTTCCACTTTCTCAATGAGACCGGGTAAAGTAAGCAAAGAAAATTGTTCAGTCTCAATGTTAACTTCTACTGGATAGTATCCAAACTCCGACATAATCTCATTGGGTTGCTGTTCGTCAACTTCACCTTGCATATCTTTCTCCGTTCAAAAATAGGCTCGATAATTATCGAGAGGCTATCATGTTTGGAAAGAACCAATGTCCGTGATTTTTGTAAATTTAAGGCGATTTATCAATAAATAAGCTGTGCATGCAACAGGTGCATGGTTTTGCATGCTTCGGGAATGCCCGTTCTGAACGTGTGCCGCCAGAGCTGGCGCGGATCCAGCGTGGTCATGCAACTGCATTAAAACCGCCCCGTAAAGCGGGCAGGCGTGGCGGGGAAAGCATTGCGCGCCAGCGGTGGTGCGTAATAATAAAAATTATCGTCTGAGCGCGCCGTGGTGGTGCTGTCGTGGTCGCCGTCGATTCGTTGGTGGTTGGGTGTGGTTGTGCGCGTGCGGCGCGTCTGAGGCGTGATGGTGGCGGGGTATGAAAAAGCCGCCATGATGGCGGCTTGAGGGGGAATTATTCCGGGTTGTCGAGGGTGTACTCTTTGAACCTGATGACCTCCATGCCGAGCCAGTCGTTTACCTCCCTGAACCTGTCCTGTAGCGGCGATAACTCGTTACGCACAAAGACCTTTGCCACCTTCTCAACGTCACCCATTGAGCCAATATTCTCAGGCTTGCCGCCCATGAGCTGGAACGGTACGCGGTGCGCATCCATCAGGTCGGCAGCGCTGGCTTTTTTGATGTTAAAAAAGTCATCCTTTGTGGCGACCTCGCTCAGTGGCACGATTTTTATGCCGTCCGGTTTCCCGTTCGGTGAGTAGAAAAACAGGTTCTTAAAGTTGCCGAGCCCTTTAGAGTTACGCATTGCATCGCGCAGCGATTCGACGTCAGTCGCGCTTTGCGCAGGGTCAGTCACATACATGATGTAACCTGCGTGCGCGCCGTTCTGGTAATACTTGCGGCGGAACAGCGTCGCGGATTCATTCAGCCATGCGGAATTAAGCGCGCTGAGATATTCAGGCAGGCCGTAAATCTCCTGATTAATATCAGGCTCCAGCAGGTGGAACACGGTATCGGGTGCGAACTCATGCGGTTGAGTGAAGTTTTCCACAAACCAGAAAACCGAGTCATCGACCCCGCGCCGGGTATATTTTGCCGGTGAAGTCAGCAGTTTGATTAACTGGCCGGTGACGCTGTGGCGCTGCTCAAGAAAGGCGTTACCGAATACCAGATAGTCGAGCGCAAAACGGCTGAAATCCTGACGGGATAACAGCGGGTGCGGAATGTAGGTGCTCGCGAGTACGTTGCGTTTAACGTAAATCGGTGAGCTGTGATGCACTGCAGAGCGCAGGCTTTTTGCCAGCCCGGAGAAGCTGACCGGCGGCTCGTACCATTTGCCGTTACTGGTGCACTCGAGGTAATCCAGAATGTCGCGCTTATCGAGTACCGGCACCGGCTCACCGAAGGTGAACGCCTCCATTTTTTGCGGTGCACTGGCGGTCATGGCGACTGCTTTGCGTGGCTTGCGCTTGCTCATGCTGCCACCTCACCCGCTGCAACAGCGAAAGACCAGTCGCAACCAAATAACATGCGATAATCATCGTCGCTGTATTCGTGTTTAATTTCCTCAGGCGCAAAGAGATTGCACCCGCGCTGGCATGCTGCATCCAGTGTGACTGACTGGCGCCAGACGCCATCTGTACAGAATACACTGTCGCCGGTATTGATTAGCGGTGTCGGTCGATGCCTGCGGAGCGTGCCATTCCATACCCGGAAAGCGTCATAATTATCAGAGGGTGAGGTAAACATCGTCAGGCTGTGACGTTTATGGCAGGCGATACCCGCCGCGACTTTTGCCGCTCTTAGCGGGTTATTGAACCATCCGAACTCATCAAGGTAGACATTACCCGCCAGCGCGGCGCAATGGGATTCCTCGCCGACAAGGCTGATGGTCGCACCGCTGTCAAGCTGTACGCTGTAACCGTTGCTCGCCAGACGGACACCGACGCGTGTTGAAAGGTTATTCATGTACATCAGCGCCACGCGCGCATACTCAACTGTATGAGCAAACCAGATTTGATTATCGCCCGTTGTCAGCGCATCGAGCAGTGCCTCACGACTAAATAGCAGCGTTGCGCCAATCTGGCGCGATTTAGTAATGCTGCGGGCGATATTGAGTTTTCCGACCCGCAACCATGTTGCCTGATAGTCAAAACTGTCATTGTGCAGAATATCGGCCATTGCCTGAATCTGGCTTTGTGAGAAAGCGTTATTTTTCATTGGTTAATCTCCAGAATGGATTTAGGTTGCATGCCGCTACCGGCAGAAAGCGGTTCGTTTAACAGGGCGTGCATGGTGGCCCATGCGATATCAGCGTGACTGGCCTCCTCGGTGCGACTGGCCTCATAGGTGGCGCTGCGCCCGCTGCTGGTCATGGTTTTGCGGATGGACATAAACGACTGTGTGACGTCAGTTGCACCGGCGTCGTACTCCAGACAGCCACGGCGAATCGTGTCTTTCGCCTTGAGCACCATTGCGGTTTTCATTTCTGGCGTGTAACGGATACCGCGAGCCGCCGGGTAGAATGAGCGCACCAACTGGAATACGCCGAGACCGAGGCCGGTCGCGTCAATGCCGATGTATTCGACGTTGTATTTCTCAGTGAGCCTGCGGATGCCTTCTGCCTGCGCGGCAAAGTCCATGCCTTTCCACTGGTGACGCTCCAGCATGCGAAACTTGCCACCCGAAACCACCGGCGGCGCGAGTACGACACATCCGGCACTGTCGCCGGTGTGGGACGGGTCGTAGCCAATCCAGACCGGGCGCGAGCCGAATGGATGGTCGGCGAACGGGGCGAAGTCCTCCCATGTTTCCATCACGTCGACCATGCAGCGCTGCAGCTCCTCGAACGGGAATACCGATGCCTTATCGTCGACAAACTCGCACATAAACAGGTTCTTAAAGTCCTCATCACTGTTTTCGCGTCTGAGCTGGTCGAGGTCGAACAGGGTGCAGCCACCGGCAAGGGCGTCCTCAATAGTGACAATCTGCCGCCACTGTCCGTCAGCGCAAAGAAGCCCACCGGCGAGCGCGCTGTGACTGATGTCGATTTCGATGCGGTCAGCGGCACTGGCGCGCCCCTTGTTGAACAGCTCGCCAGACCAGAAGGGGTAAGCGCCGTGCGCCAGCGTGGAAGGTGTCGAAAAGTAAGTTGAGCGCAGATGCTTTTGCGAGGCCATGCCCGATGCGACTTTGCGCAGCTTCTGAAAATTCGGGATCCAGAATATTTCATCGACATACAGGTCGCCGTTATGGCTCTGCGCGGTGTTGGAATTGGTGCCGAGAAAAATCAGCTTTGCGCCGTTGTTGCCGATGACAATCGGGTCGCCAGTCAGGTCGACGTCAACCAGTCGCGCAAACTGGATAATGTATTCCCGGAACACGTAAGCCTGCGTTTTACTGGCCGACAGAAAAATCTGGTTATGGCCGGTCTTGAGCGCGCGCAGCAGTGCCTCGCGGGAAAAGTAGAACGTCGCGCCAATCTGGCGGGATTTGAGAATATCGCGAATACGGTGCGCCAGTCCTGCCCGGTACCACTGCAACTGGTATTCGAAAGACTGGTCGAAGAAAATTTCTTCCAGCTTTGCGACAGCCTCATCGCTGAAAAAGTTCTTTTTCGGCCTCTTACGCTCCCCCTTGTTACGGTTGGCAACGTTGGGGTTAAGGTCGGCCTCGTTGCCGGTCTGGCTGTAGCGGTTGACGCGCGCCAGTCGCTCAATCTGCCGCCCGAGCAGGTCAATCTCTTTGAAGTCGCCGCCTGACTTTTGCGGCTTGGCGATGAGCTGAATCAGCCTGGCCTCAAGGCTGCTTTCGACGCGGGAAATCGGTGCGATGCCGTCCCAGCCGTCGCGCTGTTTCCAGCTTTGCACGGTCGGGCGCTTGACCTGCAGCATTTCGGCAATCTGTGGCACGGAAAAGCCCTGCCAGTAAAGCAGCGATGCCTGTCGTCGCGGGTCATGCAATAAGGTTGTATCGGTGGAAATGGTCATTGATGCCTCGCCGTAGTGGATTCAGGGCAAGGCTACTTAATGGCCGTCAGTGATTCGCTAAGGTGCTGTTGTGTGGGCGGTTATCCAGTCGTCATTGGTGGTCTGGCGCGTCCTGAGACTGGAAACTGGCGTTGACCCGTAACCCCAACCTCAGGACTCCTGACAATGGCAAAAAAAGTCTCAAAATTCTTTCGCATCGGCGTCGAGGGTGATACCTGCGACGGGCGCATTATCAGCGCCAGCGATATTCAGGAAATGGCCGAAACCTATGACCCGCGCGTCTACGGTTGCCGTATCAACCTTGAACACATTCGCGGCCTTTTGCCCGACGGCATGTTTAAACGTTATGGCGATGTGGTTGAGCTGAAAGCCGAAAAGATTGACGACGATTCTGCGCTGAATGGCAAATGGGCGTTGTTCGCCAGAATCACCCCGACCGATGACCTTATCGCGATGAATAAAGCCGCGCAGAAGGTCTATACCTCTATGGAAATTCAGCCGAATTTTGGTAACAGCGGCAAATGCTATCTTGTCGGCCTTGCGGTCACTGATGACCCTGCGAGCCTCGGTACTGAATACCTCGAATTCTGCCGCAAGGCGAAGCACAACCCGCTGCAGCGCTTTAAGGCCAGTCCTGAAAATGTCTTTTCAGTCGCCACGCTGGCCGAACTGGAATTTGAAGACGTTCCCGACACGGTGCTCAACAGCCTGGCCGACAAGGTGAAAGCCATTTTCAGCCGTAAACAGGTCAGCGACGATGCGCGCCTGAATGATGTGCATGAGGCGGTGACCACCGTCAGCGAACATGTGCAGACCAGCCTCACTGCGCAGGATAAGCGTCTTTCCGATATGGAAACCGCGCTAGCCACCTTTAAACAGGAACTGACCGGCAAGGTTGAAGAAACCAGCCAGGCATTTTCCGCCCTGAAAACCACCCTCGACAAAACCGAAAGTTTCAGCCAGCCGCGACGTACGAAAGCCAGCGGCGGAGGTGGCGACGAGCTGCTGACCGACTGCTGATAAACCGCAGAACAGAAACCGGGCGGAACCCCCGTCCGATGCAGTGACTAACCGATAAATTCAAACAGGAAAGACTATGCGCCCGGAAACCCGTTTTAAGTTCAATGCCTATCTGACCCGCGTCGCTGAGCTGAACGGCATCAGCACTGATGATGTCAGTAAGAAATTCACCGTCGAGCCGTCCGTCACGCAAACGCTGATGAACAAAGTACAGGAGTCATCCGCGTTTCTGCAGACGATTAATATTCTGCCGGTCGCAGAAATGAAGGGTGAGAAAATCGGCGTCGGTGTGACCGGTACTATCGCCAGCACGACTGATACCTCGGGCGATGATGAGCGTAAGACCTCAGACTTCACCGCGCTTGAATCCAACAAGTACGAGTGCGACCAGATTAACTTTGACTTCCACCTGAAATATAAAACCCTCGACCTGTGGGCGCGTTTTCAGGACTTCCAGCGCCGCATCCGCGACGCCATTGTCAAGCGTCAGGCGCTCGATTTCATCATGGCCGGTTTTAACGGTACCACCCGCGCCGCCACCTCTGACCGCACCAAAAATCCGATGCTGCAGGATGTTGCCGTCGGCTGGCTGCAGAAATACCGCAATGAAGCCCCGACGCGTGTGATGAGCAATATCACCGATGCTGACGGTAAGGTCGTTTCGGCAGTGATTCGCGTCGGTCGAAACGGCGACTATGAGAACCTCGACGCGCTGGTGATGGATGCGACCAATAACCTGATTGACGAGGTTTATCAGGATGACCCGAAACTCGTTGCCATCGTTGGCCGTAAGCTGCTGGCCGACAAATATTTCCCGCTGGTGAACAAGCCGCAGGAAAACAGCGAGGCGCTCGCGGCAGATATCATCATCAGCCAGAAGCGAATCGGCAACCTGCCTGCTGTGCGCGTGCCGTACTTCCCGGCGAATGCCGTACTGGTAACTACTCTGGAAAACCTCTCTATCTATTTCATGGATGAGAGCCACCGCCGCAGCATTGATGAAAACCCGAAAAAAGACCGCGTTGAAAACTACGAGTCGATGAATATCGACTATGTGGTCGAGGCGTATGCCGCCGGGTGCCTGCTGGAAAACATCACCCTGGGCGATTTCACCGCACCTGCAGCACCGGAAAGCGGAGCCTAAACCATGACGAGCCCCGCACAGCGTCACATGATGCGGGTCTCGGCCTCTCAAGCCGCGCAGAGGGAACAAGCCCCGCTGCGCCATGCAACCGCCTATGAGCAGATGCTGGTTAAGCTGGCCGATGACCGCCGCACGTTAAAAAACATCCGTTCAAACGAACGTAAAGCCGAGAAAAAGCGCGAGCTGCTGCCGTTCTATGCGCCGTGGGTCGCCGGTGTGCTGACTGATGGTCGTGGTGCGCAGGATGACATTGTTATGACCGTCATGCTGTGGCGTCTCGATGCCGGTGATATCGCTGGCGCGCTGGAAATTGCCCCCTACGCGCTGAAATACGGCCTCACCTCTGACCATCGCCGCACAACACCTTACATGCTGGTTGAGGAAGTGGCGCTTGCCGCGCAGCGTCTGCGCGATGCCGGTGAGTCTGTCGACCTTTCCTGGCTGCAGACCACTATCGACCTGACCGACGGTGCTGACGTTCCCGATATGGTGCGCGCCCGTCTGCATAAGGTGACAGGCCTGACCCTGCGTGATGCCGGTATGAATGCAGAGGCGCTGGCGCAGTTTCAGCGCGCGATGCAGCTCGACCGCAATGCCGGTGTGCGCAAGGAGATTGAGCGGCTGGAACGCGCACTGAAGCCAAAAGCGGAGGCACCACCCCGTAAAACGACTAAACCGCGTACGCGCAAACCTGTCGCCAGACCGGCAGCAAAGCGCGGGCGTCCACCAAAGGCGGTAAAAACCGCCGGTTAACTGAACGCTCCCCGAGCCGGGCGGCACGCCGGTCAAAGCGGGTTTTGACCCTGACGGCGACTGGCGTCCACCGCCCAACCTGATGAGGTTGTCATGACGACAGTAATTCTGAACCAGCCCGACGAACCACAGGACGTACCGGGCGTGGTGATTCCCGTACCGGAGACGGGCGATGCAGTAATTAAAAACACGTTCTTTTTCCCTGATGTGGATCCGAAGCGTGTGCGCGAGCTGATGCGGCTTGAGCATACGGTTTCCGATGCGCGCCTGCGCCATGCCATCAGAACTGGCATGGCGGAAACCAATGCGGAGCTTTACGACTACCGGCTGCGCCAGACTGCCGCCGGGTTTAAGCATCTGGCCGACGTGCCTGCTGAGGAAATCGATGGCGAGAATGTGCGTATTTTCCACTATCTGAGCGCCGTAACGGCGATGGCAACCGCCAACCTGTATGAGCGCTATCGCGGTGTTGAAGCCACCGGCAAGGGTGACAAAAAAGCCGACAGCGTCGAAACCACCATTGATGACCTGTGGCGGGATATGCGCTGGTCGGTCGCGCGTCTGCAGGACAAACCGCGCTGCATCGTGGGCCAGCTCTGATGAAGGTCAGGTCGATGCAGGGCGACACCCTCGACGTGATTTGCGCCCGGTATTACGGGCGCACTGAGGGCGTTGTTGAAACGGTGCTGCAGGCTAATCCCGGCCTGTCTGAGCTGGGCGTCATTCTGCCGCATGGCACGGCAATTGACCTGCCCGATGTGCCGTCTTCACCCGTAACTGAAACTATCAATCTTTGGGAGTAAACCATGACAGAAGGGGAAAAAGGCGTCCTGTCACTGTTTGTGATTGGGGCACTGATTGTGGTCGGAAAAGTGCTGGCAGGTGGTGAGCCCATCACCCCGCGCCTGTTTGTCGGACGCATGTTGCTCGGCGGTTTTGTCTCAATGGTCGCCGGTGTTGTTCTGGTGCAGTTTCCTGATATGTCACTGCCCGCCGTGTGCGGTATTGGATCCATGCTCGGTATTGCCGGTTATCAGGTGGTGGAAATCGCCATTCAGCGCCGCTTTAAGTCACAGAAGGGGGAAGGCGATGCCGGTCATTAATACTCACCAGAATATCGCCGCCTTTCTGGATATGCTGGCGTATTCCGAAGGAACGGCGAACCATCCGCTGACGAAAAACCGTGGCTACGACGTCATTGTTACCGGCCTTGATGGCAGGCCAGAGATTTTCACCGATTACAGCGACCACCCTTTCGCACATGGCCGACCCGCGAAAGTGTTTAATCGCCGTGGCGAGAAATCCACGGCATCGGGGCGTTACCAGCAGCTTTATATGTTCTGGCCGCACTATAAAAAACAGCTCGCATTGCCTGATTTCAGCCCACTGTCGCAGGACAAGCTCGCGATCCAGTTAATCCGGGAGCGCGGTGCTATTGACGATATCCGGGCGGGGCGTATTGAGCGTGCTGTTTCCCGTTGCCGGAATATTTGGGCGTCATTGCCGGGTGCCGGTTACGGCCAGCGCGAGCACAGTCTCGAAAAGCTGGTTACCGTCTGGCGCACGGCTGGCGGGGTGGTGGCATGAAAGTCCTGATAACGCTGTTTGTGCTGGCCGTGCTCGGTCTGATGTGGTTGCGCCATGAGAATGGCAATTTATCCCGCTCCTTTGAGACGGCAAACCGCGTTGCGAGCGAGCAAAAGGCGACGATTGGCATGCTGAAAAATCAGCTCAGTGTCGCCGGCCAGCTCGCCCGACGTAATGAATCCGCGCAGGTGGCACTGCGCGAACAGCTCGCAAAGGCAGGCGCAGAAGCAAACCGCCGCGAGCAGACGATAACGAGGTTACTTGATGAAAATGAAGCCTTTCGCCGCTGGTATAACGCTCCTCTGCCTGATGCTGTGCGCAGGCTGCACACCCGCGCCGCCTGCGCCAGCGCCGGTGATTGTGGTCAGCGGATGCCCGAGGGTGAGCCTTTGCCCGATGCCGGGAAGTGATCCGAAAACTAATGGTGACCTGAGCGCTGATATCCGCCGCCTTGAGGGCGCGCTGACCGCCTGCGCGCTGCAGGTCAAAACCGTCAAACACTGTCAGGATGAACTCGATGCAGAAGCACAAAAGCCTGCGCAAGGCGCTGATTAACGCCGTGCCGCAGCTCCGAAACAACCCCGATATGCTGCGCCTGTTCGCTGATAACGGGCATACGGATTCCCGACTGGAGAGCTCGCTGTCGTTTGAAAAGGTGTACGTGCTTAACGTGGTGGTGACTGACTTTACCGGCGACCTCGATTTGATATTTGTGCCGGTACAGGCATGGCTGCGTGAGCATCAGCCGGACATTATGACCACCGACGACGGGCGGGAGAAAGGATTCACATGGATGATTGATATCAATAACGACGATTCGCTCGATATCAGTATCAGCCTGAGACTCACCGAGCGCACGCTCGTTAAAGAGGTCGACGGCGCATTGCATGTCAGCTATGCCCCTGAGCCACCGCTGCCTGAGCCAGTGACACGCCCGGTCGAGCTGTACGTTAACGGCGAGCTGGTGAGTAAGTGGGATGAGTGAGTTAACCGCGCTGCAGGAGCGCCTTGCCGGTCTGATTGCCAGCCTGTCACCGGCGGCGCGTCGTCAAATGGCGGCTGACATTGCAAAAAAACTGCGCGCCAGTCAGCAGCAGCGCATCAGGCGACAGCAGGCACCAGACGGCACCCCGTATGCCGCCCGAAAGCGCCAGCCGGTGCGAAGTAAGAAAGGCCGTATCAGGCGCGAAATGTTCGCCAGACTGCGCACTAACCGCTTTATGAAAGCCAAAGGCAGCGACAGTGCGGCGGTGGTGGAATTTACCGGCAAAGTGCAGCGCATGGCGCGGGTGCATCAGTATGGCCTCAAAGACCGGCCAAACCGCAACAGCCGTGAGGTGCAGTACGAGGCGCGCCCGCTACTCGGTTTCAGCCGCGACGATGAGCAGATGATTGAAGACGTCATTCTCAGTCACCTCGGCAAATAAATATTGTGTGAGCCATCACCGGAGCCGCGCGAATTGGCGCGGCTCCAGACCAGAGGCATTCTTGCACTATGAATACGTTATCCACTCTACAGGAGCTCGCGCGCGCAATTCGCAACCTCATCCGCTCAGGTGTGGTGACTGAGGTCGATATTGTGCAGGGGCTGTGCCGCGTACAAAGCGGCGGGATCCAGACTGCATGGCTGAACTGGCTGACCACCCGCGCCGGTCGTTCGCGGACATGGTGGGCTCCCTCGGTCGGTGAGCAGGTGCTGCTGCTGGCGATTGGTGGTGAGCTTGATACCGCTTTCGTGCTGCCGGGAATTTTTTCCGACGATAACCCCGCCCCGTCAGCCTCGGCGGATGCGTGGCATGTGGTGTTCCCTGATGGCGCGGTTATGGAGTATGAGCCGGAAACCGGTGCGCTGACGGTCAGCGGCATCAAGACTGCCGATGTGACGGCATCGGAGTCCATCACAGCCACTGTGCCGGTGGTACTGGTCAAAGCGGCAGAGCGTATCACCCTCGACACCCCGGAGGTGGTCTGCACCAACAAACTGACGACGGCGACGCTTGAGGTGCAGAAAGGCGGCACCATGCGGGGAAACATCGAACATACCGACGGTACGTTTAAATCAAACGGTGTGCAGGTTGATGACCACGGTCACGGTGGCGTGCAACGGGGTGGGAGCTGGACGGAGGGCACCAGATGACGGCGCGCTATATGGGGATGAACCGCAATACCGGCCTCGCTATCCGTGACAGTGAGCATATCAGCCAGGGCATGCGCGATATTCTGCTGACGCCGGTCGGCTCGCGGGTAATGCGTCGTGAATATGGCTCGCTCCTGTCTGCGTTGATTGATATGCCGCAAACCCCGGCGCTCAGGCTGCAAATCATGGTGGCGTGCTATTCCGCGATCCAGAAGTGGGAACCACGCATCAGGCTTACATCCATCAGTTTTGAGCGCGGCGACACTGGCGAAATGTATGTCGATATTACCGGGATGCGTACCGATACCGGTGCGTCAGTTTCAACCACTGTTTCACTGAGTTAAATCACTATGGCAACTGTTGACCTGAGTCTGCTCCCTGTTCCCGATGTGGTCGAGGAACTGGACTATGAAACTATCCTTGCGGAGCGCATTGCGACGCTGATTTCGCTCTATCCAGAAGACCAGCAGGAAGCCGTCGCCCGGACGCTCGCGCTTGAGTCTGAGCCGGTCGTTAAGCTGCTGCAGGAAAACGCCTACCGTGAGGTTATCTGGCGTCAGCGCGTCAATGAGGCAGCACGCGCAGTCATGCTGGCATATGCCATAGACAGTGACCTCGATAATATCGGGGCGAATTTCAATGTTGAGCGCCTTGTCGTCACGCCTGCTGATGACACCACCATTCCACCCACCCCGGCAGTGATGGAACTCGACGCCGATTATCGTCTGCGCATACAACAGGCTTTCGAAGGAATGAGCGTGGCGGGCTCTACGGGTGCCTATGAATTTCATGGCCGTAGTGCTGACGGGCGTGTCGCTGATATTTCGGTTATCAGCCCTTCCCCCGCCTGCGTCACGATATCTGTGCTCTCGCGCGAGAACAACGGCGCGGCATCTGATGAGCTACTGAGCATTGTGCGCAATGCGCTTAATGGGGAGGACGTGAGGCCGGTTGCTGACCGTGTAACGGTGCAGTCGGCTCTGATTGTTGATTACCAGATACGCGCAACGATTTTCACTTATCCGGGGCCGGAAAGTGAACCGATTCGCGCAGCGGCTGAGGCGAGGCTCAAAGCCTATGCCAGCGCTCAACACCGGTTAGGGCGGGATATTCGCCTGTCGGCCATCTATGCCGCGTTACATGTTGAGGGGGTGCAGCGTGTCGAACTTACGGCGCCAGTGGCTGACATTGTGCTTGATAAAACACAGGCCTCCTTTTGCACCGACTATCGGATAGTGATTGGTGGCTCTGATGAGTGATGCGCGTCTGTTACCTGCAGGCTCATCGCCTCTTGAGGTGGCTGCTGCCCGAGCCTGCGCCGATATTGAAAATACACCTGTTCCGTTACGCCGTCTGTGGAGCCCTGACACCTGTCCTGCAAACCTTTTGCCGTGGCTGGCGTGGGCGTTTTCCGTTGACCGCTGGGATGAGAACTGGCCGGAAGAAACCAAGCGTGACGTTATTCGCAGTGCGTATTACATCCACTGCCACAAAGGGACGATAGGCGCAGTCCGGCGCGTGGTTGAGCCGCTCGGTTACGTCATTAACGTTACTGAGTGGTGGGAAAATGACGACCCGGCGGGCACTTTTCGTCTTGATATCGGTGTACTGGAAAGCGGCATTACCGAAGAAATGTATTTAGAAATGGAGCGGTTAATTGCGGATGCAAAACCCGCAAGCCGTCACCTGATTGGTCTGAATATTATCCAGGACATAGCGGGCTATATGTACACCGGCGGTGTGGCATATGACGGCGACATTATTACGGTTTACCCGGATGAGTGAGGAATAATGAGCAAAAAATTTAAAACAATTATTACCACTGCCGGTGCTGAGAAACTGGCGGCAGCCACTGTGCCGGGTGGTAAAAAAGTGAACCTTACTGCGATGGCTGTCGGTGATGGTGGCGGCACGCTGCCGGAGCCAGACGCCGGTCAGACGAAGCTTATTAATGAGGTCTGGCGTCATGCGCTGAATAAAGTCAGCCAGGACAATAAAAATAAAAACTATATCGTGGCAGAGCTGGTCATCCCTCCTGATGTAGGAGGCTTCTGGATGCGCGAGCTGGGTCTGTATGATGATGCAGGCACGTTGATTGCCGTTGCCAATATGGCTGAAAGTTACAAGCCGAAGCTGGCCGAGGGCTCGGGGCGTGCGCAGACCTGTCGCATGGTGATTATTGTCAGCAACGTTGACTCGGTGGCGTTGTCCATTGATGCAACAACGGTGATGGCAACGCAGGATTATGTCGACGACAAGCTCGCCGAGCATGAGCAGTCCCGCAATCATCCTGACGCCACGCTGAAAGAAAAAGGTTTTGTACAGCTCAGTAATGCCACAGACAGCGAGTCTGAGAGCCACGCAGCGACGCCAAAAGCAGTTAAGGCAGCGTATGACCTTGCCAATGGTAAATATACGGCTCAGGACGCGAGCACAGCGCAAAAGGGCATTGTGCAACTGAGCAGCGCAACTGATAGCAATGATGAGGGTAAGGCCGCAACCCCGAAAGCGGTTAAGGCTGCATATGACCTTGCCAATGGTAAATATACAGCTCAGGACGCGAGCACAACGCAAAAGGGCATTGTACAACTCAGCAGCGCTACTGATAGCAATGACGAAGGTAAGGCCGCCACGCCAAAGGCAGTAAAAGCGGCTAATGACAACGCAGAGAGGCGGTTAGCTAAAGAGCAGAACGGCAGGGATATTCCGAATAAACCTTTATTTGTTAGAAATATTGGTTTGCAGGATACGGTTGATAAGGCGGAAGGCGCAGTTCAGAGAACTGGCGATACCATGAGCGGAAAGCTGAATTTACCACAAACATCATCTTTTGGTGTGAATACGGATAATGCGCTTGGTGGAAACTCTATTGCTTTAGGGGACAACGACACGGGATTTAAACAGGAAAGCGATGGTGTTATTGGCGTTTATGCAAACGGCCAGAAAGTAGCGGAAATTACTAACACTGAATTTAAGATTATTGGCAATGCGAGTCTGGTAAATGGCGCATTGCTTCTTGGTGGCCTGACACATTTCCTCAGGAATACCGCCGCTGATGATGCAGGGTTTGGTGGTAACAATGTCGAAATTGCGTCGTGGAATGGTATCGGCATGACGTGTACCTATGACCACATTACACGTATCTATTTTAATCCGCGTACAGGTGAAATTGGGCTGAGAGGAGATTTAAAAGCTGACGGCAATGTTCGCAGTGGTAATGCCTGGCTTGACCAGACGGGGAATCTTCAGGGCAGTGCGTGGGGGGCTGGAGTCGGCTTAAAAGCGTATTTAGATAATACGTTTAACAGAAAAAATACGGCGAGTCTGGATACAAACGGCTGGCATCGTGATGAGTCCACGGGGTTGATTATGCAGTGGGGGCTGATTGACCAGGCTAACGGGACGTACAATTTTCCGCGTGCATTCCCCAATCAGTGTTTTGTCGTTCTGGTTACCAATACCAGTGCCCAGGGCAGCGGTGTGGATAATGCGTTTGGGTATCCGATAAGTAATAGCCAGTTCTTTGCCGGGGCAAAAAATAACGGTGGCGTTGTTAGCGCGTATCCGGTTGCATTTACGGCTTTTGGGAGATAGATGATGAGTGAATATTATTACAGTGCAAAAGAATCAGGTTTTTATTTCGCTGATGATATAAAAATCTATGAAGCGGGAAAAGGATGGCCGGAGGATGCTATTCCCGTTACTGATAATTATTATCGGTCATTGCTTTCAGGCCAGCAGGCTGGAATGGTTATCACCGCAGGGAGCAATGGTTATCCGATATTGACAGAAAGACCTGCCGCAACACCCGAGCAGGCTCTGGATGTGGCTAAAGCCCGGCAGACAGCTTTACTGACTGAGGCATCAGCAGTGATTGCGCCACTGCGTGATGCTTTAGATGGCGGTTATATTGATGATGCAGATAAACCTGTACTGGAGGCCTGGCAAAAATACCGATACGACCTGACAAGAGTTGATCTGGCGCGTCCTGAATGGCCAGAACAACCAACGGTATAGGAGTTTCAGAAAACGCGGGCGGATGCCCGCCTTTTTATTACTTTTTATGTGCCATACGCTACCCAACGCCGACAAATAGCCCACCGTTACGGCACAACAGAAAATACGCTCACCCCTTAACCATGGAGTTAACCGGATGAGTGATTTTCACCACGGCGTGCAGGTGCTTGAAATTAACGACGGCACCCGCGTTATTTCCACAGTTTCGACCGCTATCATCGGCATGGTCTGCACGGCCAGTGATGCGGATGCGAAGCTATTCCCCCTCAATGAGCCCGTACTGATTACCAATGTGCAGAGCGCCATTGCGAAAGCCGGTAAAAAAGGCACGCTGGCAACCTCTCTGCAGGCCATCGCCGACCAGGCTAAACCAGTCACTGTCGTTGTGCGCGTTGCCGAAGGTACCGGTGACGACGCAGAAGCGCAGACCGTTACCAACATCATCGGTGGCACGGATGAGAACGGAAAATACACCGGCATTAAAGCGCTGTTGACTGCCGAAGCGGTTACCGGCGTTAAGCCGCGCATTCTCGGTGTGCCGGGTCTCGATACACAGGAGGTGGCGGTCGCACTTGCGTCAGCCGCTATCAAACTGCGCGCATTTTGCTATGTCAGCGCGTGGGGCTGTAAAACCATTTCCGAGGCGATGGCCTATCGCGAGAATTTCAGCCAGCGCGAACTGATGGTCATCTGGCCTGACTTCCTCGCATGGGATACCACCGCAAACGCCACCGCCACGGCATACGCCACCGCCCGCGCACTCGGTCTGCGTGCCTACATCGACCAGACTATCGGCTGGCACAAAACGCTGTCTAACGTTGGCGTGCAAGGCGTCACCGGCATCAGCGCCTCAGTCTTTTGGGATTTGCAGGCATCCGGCACCGATGCTGACCTGCTCAACGAGGCCGGGGTCACCACGCTGGTGCGCAAGGATGGTTTCCGTTTTTGGGGGAACCGCACCTGTTCTGATGACCCGCTTTTCCTGTTTGAGAACTACACCCGCACCGCGCAGGTGCTGGCCGACACAATGGCTGAGGCGCACATGTGGGCGGTCGATAAGCCCATCACCGCATCGCTCATCCGTGACATTGTCGACGGCATTAACGCCAAATTCCGCGAGCTGAAATCTAATGGCTACATCGTGGATGGTGAATGCTGGTTCGACGAGGAATCGAACGACAAGGAAACCCTCAAGGCCGGGAAACTGTATATCGACTACGACTATACACCGGTTCCGCCACTGGAAAGCCTGACCCTGCGCCAGCGTATCACCGATAAATATCTGGTGAATCTGGCCGAATCGGTCAACAGCTAAGGAGCCTGAAATAACATGGCACTACCCCGTAAACTCAAATATCTGAATATGTTCAATGACGGCCTCAGCTACATGGGTGTTGTTGAATCCGTGACACTGCCGAAACTGACCCGCAAGCTCGAAAACTATCGCGGCGGCGGTATGAATGGCGCGGCAGCGATTGACCTCGGCCTCGACGATGATGCGCTCACCGTCGAATGGTCTGTCGGTGGCCTGCCTGATGTGGCGCTGTGGGCGCAGTACGCCGCCCCGGGTGCTGATGCTGTGCCGCTGCGTTTTGCCGGTTCTTACCAGCGCGACGACACCGGCGAAATCGTGGCGGTCGAGGTGGTCATGCGTGGCCGTCATAAAGAAATCGACGGCGGCGAGAATAAGCAGGGTGAAAACACCTCGACCAAACTGTCGACCGTTTGCACCTATTACCGCCTCACGATTGATGGTAGCGACGTCATCGAAATCGACACCGTCAACATGGTCGAGAAGGTGAACGGCGTCGACCGTCTGGAGCAGCACCGCCGCGCAATCGGGCTGTAATTCCCTGACCGGTCAGCACTGCTGGCCGGTTATTAACCCCATTCAAAACAGAGAAAAACATCATGGCAAAAGCACCACGTAAAACCGCTGAATTTATTGATACGGCTGGCAATGAAACTGACACCGTAAACCCGAACGTCGTGACCCTGGACAAACCGATTAAGCGCGCCGGTCAGACGATTGATAAAGTCACCCTGATTGAGCCGAACGCCGGTACCCTGCGCGGCGTCAGTCTGGCGGCGGTGGCGCAGTCCGAAGTCGACGCCCTGATTAAGGTACTGCCCCGCATGACCTACCCCGCGCTCACCGCGCAGGAGCTTACCGCGATGAACCTGCCCGATATGTTGTCGCTGGCCGCTAAGGTGATTGGTTTTTTGTCACCGGCTTCGGCGGAATAGACTTCCCGCCAGACCTGTCGACAGATGACCTGATGGCGGATATCGCAGTGATATTCCACTGGCCGCCATCAGAACTCTGTTCCCTGAGCCTGACCGAGCTCATCACATGGCGCGAAAAGGCGCTGCAGCGTAGCGGAAACCACAATGAGTAATAACCTGAGGCTTGAGGTATTGCTGAAAGCGGTCGACCAGGCGACCCGACCGCTTAAATCTATCCAGACCGCGAGTAAAACCCTGTCGGGTGATATTCGTACCACACAAAAAGGGCTGCGTGACCTGAATGGTCAGGCGTCGAAAATCGACGGCTTTCGTAAGACAAGCGCGCAACTGGCCGTAACCGGTCAGGCGCTTGAAAAAGCGAAACGTGAAGCCGAGGAGCTTGCCACCCAATTTAAAAATACCGAACGGCCAACGCGTGCGCAGGCGCAGGTGCTTGAATCGGCAAAACGTGCGGCTGATGGTCTGCAGGTCAAATACAACAGCCTCACCGAGTCGGTAAAACGCCAGCAACGCGAGCTGGGTGCTGCCGGAATCAATACCCGCAACCTTGCTAATGACGAGCGAGGATTAAAAAACCGCATCAGTGAAACGACAGCACAACTCAACCGGCAGCGCGAGGCGCTGGCGAAGGTCAGCGCACAGCAGGCGCACTTAAACCGCGTGAAAGAGCGATATAAATCAGGCAAGGAGCTTGCCGGTAACATGGCTGCAGCAGGTGCTGCCGGGGTCGGTATTGCGACAGCGGGAACGATGGCCGGGGTTAAATTGCTGATGCCCGGTTATGACTTTGCGCAGAAAAATTCCGAGCTGCAGGCTGTGCTCGGGGTCGATAAGCAGTCGCCAGAAATGCAGGCGTTACGCCAACAGGCGCGCCAGCTCGGCGACAATACTGCAGCCTCTGCAGATGACGCAGCGAGCGCGCAAATCATCATTGCGAAAAGCGGCGGTGACGCTGCTGCTATTCAGGCGGCGACGCCGGTCACACTGAATATGGCACTGTCAAACCGGCGCTCGATGGAGGAAAACGCTGCGCTGCTGACCGGGATGAAATCAGCATTTCAGCTTTCAAACGACAAAATTGCGCACATTGGCGACGTTCTCTCGATGACGATGAACAAAACCGCTGCCGACTTTGACGGACTGAGCGATGCGTTAACCTATGCCGCGCCGGTGGCAAAAAATGCCGGGGTGAGCATCGAACAAACCGCCGCAATGGTCGGTGCGCTGCACGACGCCAAAATCACTGGGTCAATGGCGGGCACGGGTAGCCGCGCCATTCTCAGCCGCCTGCAGGCTCCCACCGGAAAAGCGTTTGAGTCCATTAAAGAGCTCGGCGTCAAAACGTCCGACAGCAAGGGGAACACGCGCCCGATATTCTCCATCCTGAAAGAAATGCAACGCAGCTTTGAGAAAAACAACCTCGGGACAAGCCAGCGCGGCGAGTACATGAAAACCATTTTCGGCGAAGAGGCCAGCTCGGCGGCGGCGGTACTGATGGAAGCAGCCTCAAGCGGCAAACTTGACCGGCTCACCGCAGCGTTTAAAGCCTCGGACGGTAAAACCGAGGAACTGGTTAAGGTCATGCAGGATAACCTCGGCGGCGACTTTAAAGAGTTCCAGTCTGCTTATGAGGCAGTTGGTACCGACCTGTTTGACCAGCAAGAGGGCTCGCTGCGTAAACTCACCAAAACCGCCACGCAATACGTGTTAAAGCTCGACGGCTGGATCCAGAAGAACAAAGGGCTGGCGACAACCATCGGCATCATCGCCGGTGGCGCACTGGCTCTGATTGGTATCATCGGCGGTATTGGTCTCGTTGCGTGGCCGGTTGTTATGGGGATTAACGCCATTATCGCTGCTGCAGGCGTGCTGGGTACGGTATTTACTGTCACCGGTAGTGCCATTGTGACCGCACTCGGCGCGATTACCTGGCCGATTGTCGCAGTGGGGGCGGCGATTGTGGCCGGGGCGCTGCTCATTCGTAAATATTGGGAGCCCATCAGCGCATTTTTCTCGGGGGTGATTGAGGGGGTCATGAGCGCCTTTACCCCTGTCGGGGAAATGTTCGCTCCACTGGCACCAATTTTTGACGGTCTCGGTGAGAAACTGCGCGGCGTCTGGCAGTGGTTTAAAGACCTGATAGCACCGGTCAAGGCCACGCAGGAAACGCTCGATAGCTGCAAAAATGTTGGCGTCATATTTGGTCAGGCGCTGGCCTCTGCTTTGATGGCTCCGCTCAATGTATTTAACAAGTTGCGCAGCGGTGTCGACTGGCTTCTCGAAAAGCTCGGTATCATCAACAAAGAGTCAGACAGCCTCGACCAGACTGCCGCCAAAACCAACGCGTCCACGCAGAGTAATTCTTATATCCCGGCAACCAGCATATATGGCGGTTATCAGGCTTATCAGCCAGTGACCGCACCGGCGGGACGTTCTTACATCGACCAGAGCAAAAGTGAGTACAACATCACTTTACCGGGTGGTGTTGCGCCCGGGCATCAGCTTGACCGACAGCTACGCGACACACTCGAACAGATCGAGCGTGAGAAGCGTGCACGGCAGCGGGCCAGTATGAGCCATGACTGAGGGGAATAAATAATGATGCTTGCACTTGGAATGTTTGTGTTTGAACGCCGCACCCTGCCTTATCAGTCGATGCAACACTCGAAGGATTACCGCTGGGTGTCTAATGACAGGGTTGGTAAACCTCCCGCTTATCAGTTTCTCGGTGAGGGGGAGACCTCAATTCAGCTTGCCGGTACGCTTTATCCTGCCATTACCGGTGGCCGTATATCACTGAGGGCTGTTGAACTGATGGCTGACGAGGGCAGAGCGTGGCCGCTGATTGAGGGTACCGGCAATATTCTCGGGATGTATATCGTCGATAAAGTCTCGACCACACACACTGAATTTTTCAGTGATGGCGCTGCCAGAAAGATTGATTTCACGCTTTCACTGAAACGGGTCGACGAATCACTGGCGGCGATGTTTGGTGACCTGAATAAGCAGGCCAACGAGCTGCTTGGCACAGCCGGTAAGCTGACCGATAAGCTACAGGGTGTGCTCGGAGGGCTGACTGCATGATGACGGGCATGACCATTGATGCCGGGGCAAGCCTTGCCCCGGCATTTATGCTGACGCTGAACAGCCAGGACATTACCAGCAATTTTAGTGACAGGCTGATTTCTCTCACCATGACAGATAACCGGGGTTTTGAAGCTGACCAGCTCGACATTGAGCTCGACGATACTGACGGCAAAGTCGAGTTACCACTGCGCGGGGCGGTGCTGACACTGTGGCTTGGCTGGCAGGGTTCGGCACTTCTGAATAAGGGCGATTTCACGGTTGATGAGATTGAGCACCGGGGCGCGCCTGATACGCTGACCATTCGTGCGCGTAGCGCAGATTTTCGCGGAACACTCAATTCACGGCGTGAGGAATCATGGCACGACACCACTCTCGGTGAGCTGGTCAGTGCCATCGCAAAACGCAATAAACTGACGGCCAGCGTCGCGGATTCGCTGAAAAAAATCCCGGTACCGCATATCGACCAATCGCAGGAGTCCGACGCAGTATTTCTGACCAGACTGGCTGAGCGGAACGGGGCGACAGTATCAGTGAAAGCGGGGAAACTGCTGTTTCTGAAAGCCGGTAGTGCAGTGACGGCCAGCGGCAAACCAGTCCCACAAATGACACTGACCCGCAGTGATGGTGACCGCCATCAGTTTGCTATTGCCGACCGTGGGGCTTATACCGGCGTAACGGCAAAATGGCTGCACACCAAAGACCCGAAGCCGCAAAAGCAGAAGGTCACGTTGAAACGTAAACCAAAAGAGAAGCACCTGCGCGCACTGGAACACCCGAAAGCAAAGCCAGTCAGCAAAAAGACAAAAGCCAAAAAAGAACAGGAAGCGCGCGAGGGTGAGTATATGGCTGGTGAGGCCGATAACGTGCTGGCGCTGACGACGGTCTACGCTTCAAAGGCTCAGGCGATGCGTGCCGCTCAGGCAAAGTGGGATAAGTTGCAACGAGGTGTTGCGGAATTTTCAATCACGCTGGCGCTTGGTAGGGCTGATTTGTTCCCTGAGACACCGGTGCGCGTGTCGGGCTTTAAGCGCGTCATAGACGAGCAGGCATGGTTAATCAGTAAGGTAACTCACAATCTGAATAATAATGGATTCACGACGGGATTAGAGCTTGAGGTTAAGCTATCCGATGTGGAGTACAGCGCAGAGGGAAGCGAGAACTGA